TGATAATAAACAGAGACCTCTACGCATGAGACCTATGCAAGAGGACATTGTATTAGAATGTTTAACAAATCGTAAAGATGACAAACAAAAAAAGTTAGCTATATTGGCACCACGAGGAAGCGGAAAATCTTTCGGTTTATCAGTAGCGGTGACTATATATATGTTTTTTAACAGGTTTAGAGATTTAGTATTTATACTAGCTCCTACAGAAGACCAAGCTGCTTTAATTTTTAATTATGTTTATAGACACTTTGCTGACAACACTTTTTTGAATGGATTAGTAGCAAATTATAGATTTCATAATAAGCCCAACATAACACTTAAGGGGGGCACAGTTATGAGAAGAGCTCCGTTAGCGCCTAGTAACCAAGGACAAGCTATACGGGGTCAACACCCTACATTCTTAGTAGTTGATGAGTCTCCACTCATCGACGATAAATTATTCATTGATAATGTAGAACCTTCTATAGTTTCTAATAAAGCACCCTTTATTAATCTTGGAACACCAAAGTCAAAGGATAATCATATGTGGAGATATTTGTATGACGACAACTATGCAGATACCTTTACTAGATTACATTACACATGGAGAGATGCCGTGAACAAAGGTGAAGCCTATTCAGCACCTTATACTGAAGAAGAAATGTTAGATAAAATGACAGAGTGGGGTGAAGACTCTATTTACTGGAGAACAGAGTATGAATGTGAGTTTGTAGAGTCGGTAGCGAATGTTTTTAGTCCAGAAAAAATTAAAAGGTGTTATGATGATTACAAAATTACTAGATTGGATGAGCATGGATTCGAGAGAGGAAGCAATATTACTGTTGGGGTTGACATTGGTAAATCTGTTAACTCTACTGTTATTAGTGCATGGTCCCTTGATAAAACTGATGATGCAAATATTGCACGGCTTGTATACATTGAAGAAATCAATGCTAGAACTGGAGGACACGATATTCCATACCAACGTAAACGTATTATGGATATTACCAATCAGCTTGGTGCTAGTCGCCTCATTGTTGACTGTACTGGTATTGGTGGTGCGGTTGAACAAGACTTACGGATGGCGTGTTTAGATGCTAATGTTCATTTCGTTCCTTTCGTTTTTACGGGTGGTCCTAAAGGTACTAAAACGCAAATGTACAGAGACTTCGTTTCTTACATACAACAAGGAAGAGTAAAAATACCTAATCCAGACAATTTAGAACCAAACATTGCTAAATTAGTTAACAAGTGGGTAAAAGAGCACATAGAATTAGAATATACTATGGATGCAGCAAATAAAACAGAAAAGATTGCAGCACCTAGTGGTAAACATGATGATTATTGTGATAGTTCGGCTATGGGGATACATGCAACTCTTAGTATGTTGCCTATGACTGGTAATTTTGGACAATCAATTATTTCAAGACCTATCAATAAACCTGATAGAGCATATCAAAGTAACTCCAGAAGACCAGTTTTTAGTACAACTATGAGAAAACCACAGCTAAATAAACATTCTTTAAGGGGAATCTAACAAAAACTTTATATACTCATCAAGATTAATTATTTAAAGCCATGTCGTTTATAGATAATGTTAGACGCAGGTTTGCATCAATTGGGAGCAACCCTTCGTACAAAAAAGACGACCCTCGTAGTTACGGAGAAGGAGTCATTCAAAGACTAAAAATCAATCGTGGTTTTAGTGTAGGTCAAGAAAAAGATTATGAACCACATATAGGTAAAAACAGAACTTATATGAATGTTTATCTTTCTGACCCTATAGTTAGAACACTCATTGATTTACCTTGTTTGTACGCTGTAAAAGATAATTTTGATATTGTAACTGATGATGATAATCTTAGAGAAGAGGTTGAAGGAATGTTTAGAGATATCAATATTGAACATATATTATACGGGTGGTTAAGAAATGCAAGAATATTTGGTAGTGGATATTTAGAATGGACTGGAGATAATTTAGTTTTACGTTCAAGTCAAAATATGTTCGTCAAAAGGAACGAGCATGGACAAATAGAATATTACTATCAAAAAGTTGGAGACGACGAAGAGAATGTAAGATTTGAAGAAGATGAGGTAATAGCACTAAATAATAATTCTTTCGATGATTTAGCATATGGTTTATCAGATATACATCCTATTTTATATTTGGTAGATTTAAAAGATTATGCAGAAAGAGATATTGGTGCTGCTTTAAATAAATATGCTTCAAGTCGTTTTGATGTCAGTGCTGGTTTACCAGATATGCCTTATGGTCCTGATAAGATTAACGAAATAGTAGATGCATTTAATACTTTAGCTCCGGGCGAAGACATTATACATGGTAACGACATTGTTATTAAAGAACTACAAGGTACTCAACGAGCTTTTGAGTATGGTAAATATACAGATGATATATTAGATAAAATACACGTAGCTTTGAAAACACCACGCACTATGTGGACAGACCCAGAAAAAGCAAGACCAATTTTTGAACCATATGTAAGATATTTACAAACAATGGTAGAGGGTGCACTTAACGCCCAGCTGATGCCACAAATAAATAGTGGAGAAGCAAAGTTTAAGTTTAGGCAGATTAACGTTGATGACGCATTCACTAAAGCTAAGACTGATATGATATATTTATCAGAAGGAGTTTTATCACCCGGTGAAGTAAGAGAGGAAAGAGGTTTGAATCCAGAAGGTGTAGCCACATTAGATATGGAAACATCTGAAGATATCAAAGCTTCTCCTATAACACAAGAACAAAGTGATAAGAATGTGAATATTTCTGGAGGAAAGGACCAAGACAAAAGAGAAGAGTCCTCTAGAGCACAAAACAGGGGCAATCAGCCCTCCGCAAACGCGACAGGAGATAGAGCATGACATTTGAAAAATGTATGATACAAACTAAATCAAACCTGAAGAAGAGGGGTTTTGATAACCCAGAAGAGATTGCAGCTGGCATGTGTAGCATGTGGGCGCAAGAGAACGGCGTAGAGCGGGAGTTTGCAGAGGGTAAGTCTACAGAACCTACACGCAGAACATTCGGGATGAATGTAGCGGAAGGAGACGATATTACATTTTCCAGTGATGAGGGAATTGACTCTGTTACATTCCCGGTTATCGCTATTACATCCGGACCCCATGAATATGAGGTAGAAGGAGAAGAACATAAAGTTTATATTGAAGGAGGTATGTTGAAGGACAACCTTGAGAAGTTCTCAGAACTCCCGATTTATATTGACCATCAAAGAACAGCTGAGGATTTAATCGGCATGGCAACGAAACCTGAGCTAATCGAGATGGATAATGGAAAGACCGCAGTTAAGATGTTGGCAACAGTATCTAACAAATATGGCCGCGGTCAAGAAGTGATGAACAAAGTCAAGGACGGGGACATGACTCATGTTAGTATTGATTGGTTTTCCAACGATATTGATGTGATGGGTGACACATATGCCACTAACATTCGTCCCACAGAGGTAAGTTTCATTGACAATGAAAAAATGGACCCCGTCTGTAAAGAATGTACAATAGATGGAAATGAATGTGATTCACAAGAATCTGAAGACGACCACGACTGTGGTTGTGGTGGCCATGAGGATTCATGTGGATGTGAAGACGGGAAAACAGAGGTAGAAAATATGTCAGAAGAGACAAAAGAAACAACTGTAAAATCCGAGGCAGAGAACATTGTCGAACGCGAGTTCGCTTCTCTACGTTCACAACTTGAAGCTGCAGAAGCATCCAAGAAAGAAATCGAATCTGAATTCAAGAAAGCTATGAAAGAATTAGAAGTTTTCAAAGAAGCAGAGGAAGAAAGACTAACTAAGGAAGCAGAAGCACGAAAGTTAGAAACTGTAGAAGCAATTATATCCAAAGAAATCTTATTCGGCTCAGTCGAAGAAGAAAAGAAGGATGCTCGTGTAGAGGAACTCTCTGCATGGGATGAGTCCAGATTGACTGGATTCAGCGACGCTCTAGCAGCAATGCCAGAGCCAAGCAACGATGTCGAAAGGTCTTTCGGTAAAGGTAAATCAGCTGACGAAGGTGAAGTACCAGAACCAACAGAAAGAAAATTCGGTATGAAAATGGTAGATGGTAAATTAAAAATTGACCAAGACTACTATAGAGGTAACTAAATATGGCAACAGAAATTTTAGTAAATGACGGAGGAGCTCCAGCACGTATACTTCCATATATAGCAGCTGAAGCTATTTCCGCCGGAGAAGCATGTACTATCGATGCAACAGGTAAAGTCCAATTAGCAGACAGCGGTGACTCAGGTGGTCAAGCTTTTGCTTATGCTGGAATTGCTTTAACAGACGCCGCTTTAGGTGGAGTCTGTTCGTTGATAACTGGTGTAGGTGTAATTTTGAATATTCAAACTGCAGACGTAGTTGCAGGCACAGCATTGATGATGGGAACAACTCCCGGTCAATTGTTAGCCGCAACCAACGCAACCACCAAACCAAAAGCACAAGCAGTATGTTTAGCAGCTGCTTCAGCATCAGGCGCAGGATTACACAAGTGCCAAACACTCTAAGGTGATTTAAATGGTAGATGCAACTCCCGGTATACTAACAAGCTTGAACACAGGCTCCGTCAACGGCGGTGCAGGTGAAAGAGTCCTCATTGATTACAAAGAAGCAATCCGTGATTACAGAGTCACAGACCTTCCAGTAATGCAATTCTTTGCAGACCCAATGACGACTGATACAGGCGGTGATATTGATATCACTTTCGCAAAACCATCGATGTCGATGGAAAAAATAGATGAAGGAACAACTCCTCAATACCAACACACAAAACTACGCTCCGAGAGAGTCGCAGTCAAAGAGTGGGGTCTTGCAGTAGGTGTAACCCGAAGAATGATAGAAGATTCAAGATTCAACGAAGTTGAAATGGCATTGAACGAAGCTCGCAGAGCTGTAGACAGACACATGACTAACCACGTAATAAAGGTTGTTTTTGGTTCTGGCTCAGCAGACGCTACTTTCGGTACAGTCGCTATTGGTGCTACAACCACTGAAGCTGACATCACAACTTTCTCAAGCAACCCACAAGGTGGTTTCTTAGGAAAAGACGCAACGTTTGCTGGTCGTCTAGACCAATACGCAGACCAAACAATAGCTGTCCTTTCAGGAGCTAAGTCTTACAACAACGCAACCAACGATACCGCAGGAGCTATCGCATTATCCGATATTGCTGCTGCTATCTCTCGTATGTCAAAGCACGGGGCAAGTGCAACTCACTTGTTCATTTCCCCAGCTCACTACGAGAACTTACTAAAGATGGCTGATTTTGCTAGTGTTTTCACAAACACAATGGCAGTATCAGGCTCTGCAGTAACTGGTGCAAACGTAATGCCTACCGCTCCAGAAAGCAACCCATTCAGCGGAATGTTGAATAACGGTGGCTTAGCTGGACAAATCTATGGTTTACAAGTCGTAGTAAACGCATACGTCCCACAAGACCGCATGGGTGTTTTCGATTTATCTGCTAAGCCAATGGCTTACGTAGAAAGAAGACCTCTAACGGTTGAGGAAGCAAACCCCGGTTTCGGAATTGTCGGTTCATACATGTCTATGAGATATGGATTGAAAGTCGTCAGACCAGAAGCTGGACAAATAATAATTAACGCTTAGATTGTTCTAATAGTTTTTTATGAAAGGTACGGGGAGAGCCTTAATCTCCCCAACATTTTTAACTGGTGAATAGATGGCACGTTATACAAAGGTATTGAAAAGTTTAGCCCATAATGCAGTGGGTAATAGACGCATAGAGGCCGCAGCACCAGCTGGAAACAATTATTATGTTACTGGGGCAACATTAGGTGGTGCACCTAATTACACCCTTTCTTTAGCTCGTAACGGTGGGCTAGGTGCGGTTAACGTTAATTTAGTAGATTTAGTAACTGCAGGAACTAGTGGTATCGCTGGTTCTATTGCCGATAACCAAATAGCTGTAGGAGCTTCTACAGCTGACAGTATAGAAGGTAGTTCTGTTTTAACTTATGATGGTAATAAAGTAAAACTTGGAGATTCTTCTGATACTGGTAATTATTTTGAAGTTCAAGGTGACGATTCTGAAAACACCTACGATGTTTTTATCGGAAGAAGAAGATTTCCTAGAATATCTTTGAATGATAGAGGTTCTTATACTATGCAGATATGGGCACTTGGTAGCGAATTAAGATTTGGTACGAGCGCAGGTAGTAGCACTAATGCTGCTTTTGTAGTAAAGAGCGGTAGTACTGCTGGTGCGTATACATATGGTAGCTTGGGTATAGGTACAGGTTCACCTTCTACTAAATTACACGTATCAACAGATGATGAAATGTCTGCTACCTTTGAAAGCACAGATGACACGTCACGTATAAGAGTGATGGATAATGACACAACAACTTATGTAGTTGCTAAAGATAATTATATGTCTTTAGGTACAAACAATACATTACACGCAAATAACTTAAATATAAAAAACGATGGTAATGTAGGTATAGGCACAAGTTCACCTGACGCCCCATTACATATACTCAAAGCAGCTGGTGGCGCTAATATAGTTACAGCGTTAAAGTTAGACCCTGATAATACAGCTACCAACTCAGGAGTATCTATTGATTTTAATGCCTCTA